GTAGAAGTATCTGGACCCAACTGTAAAAGAATAAGAGGTAGAAGAGACGGCTGTAAGATTGAGTATAGTTTAATTACTAGACGCGATATCAAGGCCGGCGAAGAACTTACCTTAGAATATAGTATGTATATACCGGTAAAATAATGGATGATCGCGGACCGCTGGATTTAAAAAAAGAAATAGAAGAATTAAAAAAAGATAATTTATATCTAGCAAAAGAAATAGATCGACTAAACGAGTATGTACAAGTAATGGAGTTAGAGAATGTCAGAAGAAAAGAAAAAACCAAAGGGTAGACAATGGGATGGTATATCAAGACCATCTAATGATACTTATGCCAAGAATTGGCAAGACATATTTGGTAAAAAAGAAATAGATGAGTTGGTAGAGTCTTATAAACAAAGTAAATTAAATAAAAAAGAGAGAGGTAAAAATGGGAAGTAAAATTTACGGAAAAAATCAAATAAAATATACAATAAAAACTATTAGAAAAGAAAATATAGATAGTAAAATTTCTATTAATGATAAATTCTTTACTAAAATTAAATTAAAACAAGGTGAATGGGCCTATTGGGCAGGTATGGTAGATGGTGACGGTGCTATTAAAGAAAATTGTGATTTTATATTAAGACTTACTGATAAAAATATTATAATTAATTTAGCAAAAATCTATGGATGTAAAGTAAGAAGAATGAGATATCAAAGTGAAGCTAGACAAGATATGTATATGATTTACTTTGGTCGTAATAAAAGGAAACATTTTATGTTTCATATTTATCCTTACTTAATTGAGAAAAAAGAAAAAGTTAGAAATTATATAAAAAAAGTTTTTCCTAAATTTATAGATACAGAACCTAATAAATTTGGTTTAGGTTATGATGAGTTGGTCTGTAAAATGGGATATACTGCTGGATTTTTTGATGCAGAAGGTAGTGCAGGAATTTACAAAAATAAAAGAGATAATTGTTTAAAAGCACAGGTTAATATGACTAATTCTAATACTTTACCTTTAAAAAAAATTCAATCTTTTTTTCATGAAGCCCCTTTTAATTTTCCATTAAAACAAATACCTATTAGAATAGCTAGTGGCAGAATGTTAAAAAGTGGTAAGATCGGTAAAATAAGTTATTCTTTAAATCTTGCGGGTAATAAACGTTTTGTGTTTATGGCTATAATGTTACCTTATTTAAAATGTGAAAGAAAAAAATTAATAGCTAAAAAAATGAAACTATTAGCTAAAGTAATTAAATACACTAATCCTAAAAGAAGTAATATGCCCAACTTACCGGTATGGAAAAATAAATTAGAATTATTAGAAGGAATGAGGTCTTTAGATGAAGCATAATAATTGTTTTGTTTATCCAAAAACTGTACGTGAAGCAATCAATGGTGAACGTCATTATTTAACGGGTAAAGAAAAATTACCAAGTGTTACAACTATATTATCAGGTACTCAAGATCCGGAGAAGGCTAACAGTTTGCAAGCGTGGCGCGATCGAGTGGGTGAATCAACCGCTCTTAAAATTACTGAAGAAGCGGCGGCACGTGGAACTGCTATGCACAAGATCCTTGAGAGATACGTTGGAGAGTCTGGTTATCTTGATCTTACTAAAGTTGGACTCAATGCACATAACATGGCCGTTAGAGTTATAGAACAAGGTCTTTGTAATGTTTCTGAATATTACGGAATTGAATGTACGTTATTTTATCCAGGTCTATACGCAGGCCAGACTGACATGGTGGGCGTTCATAAGGGCCAAGATGCGATCATTGACTTTAAACAAACCAATAAACCTAAAAAAGAAGAGTGGATCGCGGATTATAAACTTCAGCTAGCGGCTTATGCAATGGCTCATAACTATATGCATAAAACTACAATTACTAAAGGTGTGATTATGATGTGTTCGAAAGATAATTACTATCAAGAGTTTGTAGTTGAAGGTAACGAGTTTAAAGAATATCAACACAAATGGTTAGGAAAGGTGAGTAAATACTATGAACAAAGAACAAATAATGAACGAAAGATTGAAACAGTTGCATAATTTAAATAGAGCTATGCAAAATGCAAACGACGTAGAAATTAGAAAAATGTGGTTAGATAAATTTTATGCTGTGATTCTAAATTTTGCTGAGTCTATAAAAAGTATGAAGGTTGCAGGACTTGATCCATATAATGAACATTTAAATAAAACAAGAGGAGATAAAACATGAGCATGAGAGTAAGAGATCTACAACAGTATCTAGGTAAATTTACAGAAGATGAAAAAGGTACAGCAATATCTAATTGTCATTTGTATATTGAAACAGCAAGTGGACATTTGGAAGAAATTAGAAAAATTGAGATACAAGAAAATAATATTATAGGTCATGATGAACCGACTAGAATGGTTCTAAAGACCGAAAGTATAGAGAGATTTAAATCTCTTACTTTTAAACAGAGTTAAGTTGTTCCTCGGGGACATGGGGTGGAAGCTAGCGCGGAAGCCTCATACATTAGAATCATTATAAAAAGGAGAATATGGAATATTTTTATATAGCGTTGATATTAGCAGTAATTATTGTTTTAGTTTTTGCAGGTAGAGATGATTTGTAGTTTTACGCCAAAAATAGCTTTGTGCCAGCATAAGAGGAATGTTAGGGGCATTAGTTTTTTTTTTCATCGTAAATTAGTCGGTGGCACAGTGGCACAAGGGGTGTTTTTAGACTATTAGTGTTGGTATAAGCAAGTAATAGCTGTGCCATTGCTCCTTTTTATGGTGGCACACCATGGCACAAATGTTCATTTAACACCATTTCTATGTACTCGGGGCAGAAAAATATTTTTGTTTTCAAAAAAAATAAATTTGCCTAAATATTTCTCTTATAGTAAAAGTGGTTATGCCAAAAAAGAGAACCAAAAATAGAAAGACTATTCCTCTAAATACCAAATCTCTAGGCAATGACATATCTGCATATCCATTTGTTGAGATTCATTGGTTAGACATTGAAGGTGACGCTGGATGGAGCAATACAAAAGATCTAAAGAAAGAAGAGCTACCTGTATGTGTGTCTAAAGGTTATTTATTAAGCCAAACCAAAGGTATTACTAGAATATTTACTGATTACATTTTAAATAAAGATAAGCCTACGTTTGACACCATTGGTAATACATGTATAATTCCGACCGCAGTGATACAATCTATTAAAAAACTTCATTAATGAAAAAGAATCCAACTCTAACTAAAAATATGCCTAATGTTAAATGGGATCAAATACCACCTCTTAAAGGCCCAGACCCGCAAGGTATCAAAACACCTCTTGAACCTAAAAGATTTAAAACAATACTTACTGTTTCAAAACCGAAGATTTAATTTAATTTTTTTATGTTTTTGGGTTTTACAACTGCCTCTGGCTCTTCTTCTATTATTGTATCTTCTATAATAGTTTCTTGAACTACATCTACTGCAGTACCTTCTATAATATCCTTGTGATCTTTTAAAATATCTTTCATTCTATCTTCTAATTCTGACTCAGATAAATTATCTATACTGCCTGTCATAATTAATTTTTGATCTACATATAATCCACCTGCTTTACCACGTGCAACTTCAGCATTAGTTGCGGCACTCCAGGCTCCCTTTGCTCTGGCGGCATCTCTAATTTTTGCTAGCTCTGTAATATGTCTTTCAAAATTTATTCCGTATTTCTCCTGCACCTCTGCTCTAAGCTCACCAATATATCTAACTACTAAGGGTGAAGTCTTTGGGTTTCTTAACTCACTAGCTGCTTGTCTTGGTCTAGTTTTATAGCCTGCTTCTTTAGCACATTCAGCAGGTGATAGCCTGCCTTCGTTATATACTAATAACTCTGCAAATTTAATTTGACGTTCTGTTAATTTAGCTGGTACACCCATAAGTTGACTTATAACGTAATGTGGCGTACAAGTCAACCAGATGAGAATCATTCTAATATTACTATTTATGTTGCTTTCTGGGTGTGTGAAGGATTTTGATTTCAATCCTGCGACTACAATAATTAAACAAATATATAAGGCTTCGTACGATGAAAAAAGAGTCAGACCTCTGGAAACTTTTAAAGAAAAACACTCCGCAAATAACGTGGACTAGGTTGGAATCGTGGTCCTCTTATGGTACCCCGGATTTGCTTGGTTATCATGATTCATGCGGATTCTTTATGGTTGAGCTTAAATTGATTACAAAAGAAAATCAGAAAAAATGTAGGTTCAGTCCTCATCAAATCCTATTTCATTCGACCATGACAAAACGTAATTTTATACTTGTTGGACTAAGCCAGGCCGCCGGCCGTGGCTCCGTAAAACTTTATCAAAGCTCCTCGGTCCTTGGCTTGCTCACCGACATTCGTGAAGTCCCTCCGCTGGCCGCGGACGACTGGGGGCACATCAATGCTTGCTTGCTCGCGAACCTTTCTTAGACGCTTGCTAGCTCGCTCGCTCGCTCGCTCGCTCGCTGGCTCGCTGGCTCGCTCGCTCGCTTTCTTTTTTAAAGAACTTCTCGCAGTCTTTCACAAATTTTTTTCTTTGGGCTAAGCTCTTTTCGTCCATTATAAAGTAATCCATTAATTTATATTTATATCTATTTTTCATATTTTCCTTTGTTTAGTGTTTGCCATAACTGACGTTTGGCGTTAAACGGTTCCAACATGCGCGACAATCGCCGCAACTGTTGCCTTGAGTAGGAGCTGGGCAGGATGCATCCTGCCCACTTGTCACGGTAGAAGTCCAAGGCCAAAAATTAACTGGGCCCTGGTCCACCATGTGAGAAGACATTCTAATTATTAAATTTTTTGGAACTGATTCTGGTTTAACTTTATTTAAAAATTGCGCTTCACGGGTTGGCATCCAGTGCTGGGTGTCAGGCGTCAGCTCGCACACTTTAAAGATCTTATATAAATGTTCCATGCTCTGTATATCTCCGGCGTCGTGCCATCTAAAATATTTTTGCCTGATCACCTGAGCAACCATTGCCGCAATCCAACGCTGGTCCTTCAGCGCTTCGAGTCTAACGTATTGAGCTGCTTTAATTGCTTTGTATCTTGTGTAGTTACCCTTCAGGGCGTAACAGCTGGCGCATACTGAATTTTTAACTTTCCGCAGCTTGCTGCCTGTTTTGCATTCCCACGCTGGCAAGCTGTAAGACAGGCCAGGCATTTTTGAGGTTCTTGTTAGTGAACCGGTAATTGTTTTTGCTTCTTTTATTTTCATTTCTCGCTCCTTTGTTATTACTCTTATATAATCCCATATTAATATTTGTCAAGTGTTTTTTTTTCTTGACTTGCGGACCATCCCTGTTATCGGGCGGGCCCACCCGCTCGCTCGCTCGCTCGCTAGTTTTTTTTATTTTTTTTTTCATATGAAACCCGCCGCTTTCTGTGCACTTACTAACAGCGGGCCAAACTCCAGGATGCTACCTTGCGGATCACAGCTTACGTAGAGGGAAACCACCGAAGCGGATATCGACGCCCTTGAGCTTTCAAATTTTGTTATTGATTAGTAGTAGGTACAACCGATTTGAAACCTACTACTGATCCCAGGACCCTCTTCACACAATCGATCGCATGCATCGAAGCACTAATAGAGTCCAGGGATCAGCACCGGCCCAATGGTTATCTCCCAGGGCCGATACAGACTATATATCCAGCATGTTTGAGTTTTTAATTCCGCAACATGCAAAGGGGAATTCTTTAATCTCCTAACGCTGAAACTTCACGAAATTTGTCATCTGTATTATTTACTTTAAAAGTAAAAGGACTATCATATTTTACAATAGAATAAGTCACGTCCTTATCCTGATTAATTAAAATATATCCTTGTAGTTTTTCAGTAGCTATCATATCGTCAGTATGAAAATCAGCTATATCATAACTGTTTTCTATATTGTCGTAATGTGTTTCTTTTACTATTAAGTGCATATTGTTTTCTCCTATTGGTTATATATACTGTTAGATTATCCTATAACAATCTAAATGTACAGAAATTTATTTTAATTAAATGTAAATAAACTTCTTGACAGTTGTGGGATTATCCGTTATACTTGGACGGTGGCTGGGGATGGTGGTAATACTATAACATATTCCTGTTCTCGGGCGGGCCCACCCCAAAAAGAAAAAAATAAATAAATAAAAGATTTGACAGCTATTGATTATTGTAGTATAAATTCCCATATGTATAACAAAAACCAAGGAGTGAAAATGAGTAAAATAAGAATGAATACGGAGTTAAGAAATAAACTCTTTAATAAAATGAAACATACCTTTGAAAATGAAGATACTCAAGAGAGAGAGGGATTTTTAAAAGCAAGGGAAACTGTAAATGATGAGTATGTAATTGCTCAACAGTTTGCAAAAGAAGTTGTTGAGAGAGCATATCCAACAGAAGATGTTGCAACTTTAAGAACTTTCAAAAAGAAATATGGAAGTCCATGTGATGTTGTAGCAAAAGATAAATGCTTTTACTTTGCACACAATGAGGGTGTTGATGATGAGGGCCAACCAACAGAAACAAAATCACACTTTGATTTTGGATTATTTGGCAATCTAAATGGTAGCGAGTATAGTAGTGAAGAGGGTAAAAAGTTTGCAGTTGCATATTTTAGAGAAGATTTAAAAGCTATGGATTGCAACCCTGATATCTATGCTCAACAAAATGAGAATAAAG